TCGAAAATCTTGTAGAATCCAGGATTGAAAGCAACCTTACGGTGAGCCATCTTTGAACTACTAGCATCATAGACCCAGCGGACCTCCTCGTGCGTCTCAGTGCTGCCAACGTAGGTGTCAGGCAGCTCCAGAATATGCTCACGGTGGGTATGCTTCTTATACTGATCAGCCATTTGGTATACTGAAGGCAAGGGGGGACCATTGGGTCAATTTTCAGGCCTAGTTTTAATTATAAGAGCAGTATAGATGAATACAAGGAAGAAAATAAAGATACAAAGAAAAACAAGAAAACTATCTAATACATTAAACGTGCAAAAAATGCCGATTGTAGTTATATGCTGGAATGATTTAACTTATATCAAAAATATGGTTGAGCAATTAAAACAGTTTAATTATCCAATACTTTTACTTGATAATCATAGCACGTATGAACCATTATTTGAATATTATAAAGAAATCAAGAAGGAATTGGGAAATAAGATAGAAATACGCTTTCTAAAAAAGAACTATGGAAATGCAGTTTATTTAACATTACAACATACTTTACCAAAAGTATATATACTGACAGATCCGGATTTAGAATTAAATAAAAAGATGCCAAAAAATTTTGCAGAGATTATGTTAGAACTTTCAGAAAAATATAAAGTATTTAAGGTTGGATCTATAATTGAAAAAATAAAGAAAGAAGATTTAATTAATTGTCCCGAGTATGGATTTAATTGGACTAGACCAACGAGAGTAATAAAGAATGATACCTACCAACTATATCATGATTGGGTAGATACAACATTTTGCCTAGTGAATACTAAATATAAAAAGAAAAATATAGATCTTAAACATCATTACATGAATTCTACGAATCCAGCAATTCGCATAGGTGGAGAATTTGCAGTAAAACATTTACCTTGGTATAAAGATTCATTATCAAAGATTCCAAAAGATGAATTATATGCATATGTAAAAAATGCAAAATCGTCCACGCTTGTTAGAAAATGTATTGCTCCAAGATTAAAACATCTTAATAATATTTATAGCTTCAAATATTAGAATGGTTGAATCCTCTATATATATATTTATATTTTGTTTTAATGAGGCTATTTTATTACCAGAGACAATAAAACACTATAAAACAATGTTACCACATTCTATAATAACAATATATGACAATGAATCTACAGATAATAGTGTTAAAATAGCTAGAGATCTAGGATGTAAGATTATTTCATGGTCCACAAATGGTATTTTTAATGAAATCAAAAAGAAAACTATTTTTAATAATTGCTGGAAAGGGATTAAAGAAGGTTGGGTGATAGTGTGTGATATGGACGAATGGTTGTGCATTAGTGAAGATGATTTACAAAAAGAACAATCAAATGGTACTACAATTTTATCAACCTGTGGATATAATATTACGGGTATGAGTAAAGATAAAGATTTAAAAGATGTAAATTTGCATTCATTAAAAAGAGCATACTATAATAATTACGAAAGTAAGAACTTATGTTTCCATTTACCAGAAATTAAAGAAATGAATTATAGCATGGGTTCACATACTTCAAAGCCAAAGGGAATTATTAAGTATAGTTCTAAACTATATGTGAATAAACACATGAATGACCTAGGTCTACCATTTTTGATAAATAAAATGAAAACAAGATTTATGCGAACAAGAAAAATGAGAAAAATGGGGTTTAATACGCATTACACAAATGATATCTTAGAAATTAAAAAAAAATATTATCAAAATATAAAGAAATCAAAGAGCCTTAGATGTAACACTAAAGGTTATTGTTATACTCGTAAAGCAATTAAATAAATGGATTAGATATTCCGACCGCTTTATAAATAATATCTTTTCTTAAATTAAGAAGGATGTTATCTATAATAACAGCTTGTTCCAGGCCCCAGAATTTAAAACAAATATATGATTCTATTACTTTTTCAATGGTTTCTAAATGGTATATCGTGTATGATACTTCCAGATGCAGAACATATGACCTACTGGGACAGTTTGCTACAGAAGATAAAATAATAGAGTTAACATGTAGCACTGAAGGATCTGCAGGACACCCACAAATCAATATGGCCCTTGATCTTATAAAGGAGGGATTTGTCTATATTATGGACGATGATAATATTTTTCACAAGAATTTCTGGACCTTATTGCCAACCTTAGATCCCGAGTTTATCTATACTTGGGATCAGAATAGAATTCAAGAGGATGGATTTTTAAAGGGTGGTATAATTGAACGGCGAAAAATAGATACTTCTCAATTTATAGTGCCAAGAAAACTCATTGGCTCAACGCGCTGGGCAGTTCATAAATTTGAAGGAGATTTCAGATTTATTTCTCAACTTTATAAAAAATATGAAGAAAAATTTAAATATATTCCCGAAGTGGCATGCTACCACAATTTTATTCCAAAAGTAAAGGTTGCAATATGCTTCTTTGGCTTAACTCGGTCTCTAAAATTTACTTTAGGATCAATTGAGAAAAATATCTTTGAACCCTTAAAACTTCATGGAATCCCTTATTATACCTTCCTGCATACGTATAAAATGAATGGCTCATATTCAAATCCTAGAGCTGGAGAAAAAGATTTAATTCTAGATGCCAATGAATATAAGCTACTAGAGCCATCATATCATATGGTAGAAAGTAAGGAAGCGGTTTCGAAAAAGTTGCAGCTAGAAAAATATAGAACCCATGGGAATCCTTGGAAACATGAAAAAGATGCAGTAAAAGGAGATTTTTCAACACTTGATAATCATATCTTATATTTATGGTCCTTGAAACAATTAACAACTATGTGGTCTAATGCAAAAAGAAAGTATTCGCATATTATATACTGTAGGCCAGATGTGCTCTATCAGGTCCCCTTAGATATATCATGGTTTTCTTTTACATCTACAAAAATTTGTATTCCGAATTTTGGTTTATGCGGTAACGTAAATGACCGTTTTGCCCTAGGCCGTCCTGAACAAATGATTAGATATGGAAATCGTTTTAATGATGCCCTCGCATATTCTAAGAAGCATCCCTTGGCATCTGAGGCTTACTTGATTGCCACCATGCGTGAACATAAGATTAAATATGAACATGTGAATTTCTTTTTTATTCGTGTTAGAGCAAATGGAAATAAAAATGGCTTAGATATTTCTCAAATTAAAACTTTAACAAGGAGGTTAAGGGATCCAAAGAATAAAACTAGAAAAATAAAAATAGGCCTATTCAAGTAGATATGTCGTGTGGAGCCAAACAACTTGGTGGCGCCAAACAAGTTGGTGGAGCTGCAATGGCTCCTTTATCTTATTTAAATCCCACCTACCGTGAACCAACCTCCAGTGCAGGACCCCATGCTCTCCATTCTGAACCCGGTCTTGCCAGGCCTTCTATAAATGCCACTGGCGGTTCTCGTAAACGCGCTCATTCTAGAAAGATAAGATGCACGAGAAAACATAGGCACACGAGGCACTGTTTAAAGCGCGGCACAAGAAGAGGTGGATTCTTCCCTCCAGTATCGGCTCTTGGATCAATTATGCAAAGTGGCCCTAGTCTAGCTGTCCCCGCTGCAGTATCAGGTTATCGTATGCTGCGTAATTACAGAGGTCCTAATAAGACCAGAAAATAATTAAACGGAAATTAATCTTTTATATGGCTCTGCCTACAAAAAGCCTAGATTTGCGTTATTTCGCCTAAAGCCAGAAAGCGTCCGACAATAAGAAGGGATGACATCCATACAACAAAAGGCAACTCCGAATGCCAACGGAAACCTTTTCGAAGTAAAAACTGTTCAGTCCGGTGCCTTTCGCACACTTATTGAGGCACTCAAGGAGATTCTAACTGAGGCAAATCTTGAATTTGATTCCCAGGGCATGAAGATTGTTGCAGTAGATGAGACCCATACGGTCCTAGTGTATCTGAGACTTCATGCGGATCGGTTTGAGAATTTCTACTGCCCCGTCAAGCATGTGCTCGGTGTGAACATGATTTACCTCTTCAAGCTTATCAAGACCATGGGTAACAATGACAGCATGACTCTCTATCTGCCAGCTAACAATCCCAATAAGCTCGGTATTCGCATGGAGAATACCGAGAAGTCTCAGGTGACAAATTTCTTTCTGAAGCTCTTTGACACGGATGTAGAAGATATCAATATTCCTAGTCTCAACTTCACCAGCATTATTCATATGCACAGTGCGGATTTCCAGAAGATCTGTCGCGACATGAATGTGCTGGGTGAGAAGATGGAGATTACAAGCTCGGGATCAAACCTGATTTTCCGCTGTGTTGGTGATTTTGCTGAGCAGGAGACCGTAATCGCGGATAACCAGGCATCTATGAAGGTTCAGACAAAGGGAACTACCAGTGAGATTGTGCAGGGCATTTTCCAGCTGAAGCATCTGGTTCTTTTTACCAAGTGCACGACGCTGTGCCCAAGTATAGAGCTTTATCTAAAGAATGACTATCCTCTCATCTTGCGTTATATGGTGGCAAATCTGGGAGAGGTCAAGCTAGTGCTGGCACCGATTAAGAATAAGAAGGAGTAATGGTATAAAATTGATGACGTGGAACCTGCATCCTTAGGTATCAAATGGCCGAGGTTGAACAAGTGCAGCAGCCGCAGCAGCCGCAGCAGCCGCAGCAGCCTGAACTCCCACATATGTTTTGTGTAAAAACACATATGGGAGAACGAGAAGGATACTTTCTTATGCGGTGGAGCGTAGGAAATGCGGTAAATAATGAAGTTGTTCATATTCTAAAGCCTACACCTCACCATGGAAGATTTTACAATATTGAGTTTATTCCTCTGGCCCAGCAGAATAATAATTTGTTTAGAATTTCAACAAGAAAGAATGCTGGAAATATTGTGAGGCCAATTACTTGGAGATTTACTCCTGAGAAACTAAAGTATGAAGAAATGACTATACCTGTTCTGAGAATTTCACCAATGAATGCCTTGCCGAGCATTAAGGCGTCTTCATTTATTCCGATTGTTACGAATGCTCCTGCAGCTCCTGCTGCTCCTGTTCAAGAAGTGCCAGAAGTTCCTGCAGTGCCAGCAGTTCAAGAGCAACCAATATATCCTATTGAAACTATTCCCCAACATATTATTCGTGCAGTTCTTCGTGATGCAGTAATGCATGAGGAAATCTGTCCAATTACAAATATGGAACTTGATGTATCTAATGGAGCAATTACTTCCTGCTTTCACCTCTTTAACAGGGATGCAATTTGTAAATGGCTTTCTATGCCTGGATCGCGAGATAAATGTCCAGTCTGTAATTCCCCCTGCAATTCTTACACCTTAGACTGAGCGATTTTGTCAGCAAAAAATTGAAACGGCGGCTACCCTGTTTTTTTGTAACCAGGAATCAAATCATTCAAGAATGTCTATGTTTCCAATGTATATTGCAGTGTGTCACGAGCCTAGTGCTAGCCAAAGCAATGGCCAAGGCCAAAGCCAAGAGCCTAAGTTTAAGTTATATCAGAATACTATCTATAATAGGCCTAATTCATCCCCTATAAATGTTCTCTGGCCAATTGCTCATGTTAGGGGGACGCGTCAGACAATTCGCTTAACTGATTCTACGAGAGAGTATTCTTCAGTCACTCGTTCATGGAATGGAACTGATATAAATTCTATAAAGTGGAGTTTTACAGGTTCATCTATTTATGTTCATCTAGAGAAATATGGCCTCTTGATTACTGCTCCAATTGTCTTTATGGATGCAAGGAATAAGATGATGCTTCCTTACAATTCGTCTTCCTTTTCTCCGAATGAGATTAAGTTTATTGATGAGCAGGAGATTACTTATACTAGTGCAAGAGTATTCAGGACTGATCCAAATAGTCCCGAGAATACATCTCCAATTCCTGGTATTTCTCAAGATAGAATTCTTATCAGGCCCACCGCACCCCCTGCGGCAATTGTGCCCTTTATACCTATTGCACATCTTGCGCCCACCGCACCCCCTGCGGCTCCGGTAATGTATGCATCCGTAAAACAGTCTACACTTCCTTCTCTTCCTTCTCTCCCTTCTCTTCCTCCCCATATTACAAAAATCGTTCTTGCTGATGCTATCAGAAAGAATGAGGCTTGTCCAATTACTAGTGAGGATATTAGTGAGAAGAATGCAACTGTCACTTCTTGTGGCCATGTATTTACAACGGCTGCAATCACCCACTGGCTCTCCCTCCCTTCTTCTAAGGGTCTGTGCCCTGTTTGCAAGCAGAAGTGCACTTAGCCCTACATTCTTTTTTGCACATGTGGAGTATAGAGAACTTCTGAATCAGAGCAGCGATAATCTAAGAAACAAAGCCCATCTACCGTATTGAATTGCTCAGAGTTCACATTCCATATTTTCATAATATTGAAGGTTCCCTTCTTGGGGCTCATGCTAATTCCAATACACGTATTATCCTGCTCCTTGAATGCGAGGCCAAGCATTGCCTGTATGACCTGCGTAGTAAATACATCCTTCACATTCTCAGATGGAACTTTTACACTGTAACTACCACCGCGGATATTCTGGTAATTCTCCCATAGAGGTAGAGTATCTCCCTTCATGAAAAAAGGCTGACCACTCTTCAGCCTCGTGCTACCAGTTTCTTCAATTACACCGAGAACATCGCCCCAAGTAGTGCAGACTTGAATCTTTACAAAGGTATCGAGAGTCCATTTTTCAGAATCGCCCTGGTGAAAATAAAGGGTCCAAGGGCCTGTAGGAATTAGATCGGTGAGATTTATTTTAGGAACCTCGCACATTACTATAGTATCATATAAACTACGCATTAAGTCCCCTATACATTTATACGTAGAGTATCCCCCATATCAGTAACAACTTCAAATACTATATCATCTAGACAATGGAAATATGATTCACCAGATTCACATGACCAAAGAAGAAAAATTTCCTTAACTGTTGGTTCGCGTAAGCCTAGCCATTTTACTTCATTTACCCAATCTGATAAATCAATTTCGATGCCTTGAATCTTAACTGTGAATCCAAGATAAGATAAATGTTTATCTTTCTGATCCGCAGTTGTGCCAGGTTGAGTAAAGGTAGTAGGGCATAGTGTGCAGCGCCACTGTATTGTATCATTATTTATAGTTCCAAAGGTTTCAGAATTTATTGGAATTGGTACATTTTTTATGAATATCCATTCCTTTTTTATCATTAATTCATTATATATTGCACGATAAAGTGAATGTGTTTTTGAAAGAATTATAGTTGTCTTATTAAATATCCATGGGACCCATGTCCATAAGAACTCTCTGAACATCATTAGTAAAAAAATGTTCAGAATGTTTAGGTATAGAATTATCAAGCATATCTTGATATTCCACATGCAGTTGATAAAGAAACTGGTTTTCCTGGACAATTTAATGTGGGTGTCTTATTTTTTTTTATTACTGCCTCTACACTACTGTTACTACAATTACTGCCGCAGCTGACCCGCTGCCGCGGGGGATCAGCCGCAGGAGGAGCACAATTCTTTTCAGGCATATTACACATTTCACATCCATCGTAATTTTCTGAACAAGGGGCTTTAGGAGAAGTATACATCCATTTTATGAAAAAAACAACTGGAATTAATACAAGGAATGCCCAATTTACTTGTTCAAGGCCGTAGTTGCATAATGTAAAGAAAAGCACACATATAATTGTTCCAAGGAAGAAATGTTCGGGAATATAGTCTAATCTATTAGAAATAATATCATTTAAGATAACTATAAGAACTAATGCAGATATTAATAATCCGCTTGCACACAAGGCCATATCTAATTAGTTGGGAGCTTTTTTACGATGTTCTTAATAGGATCATATTGCCCCATTGGATCACCGATCTCTCCCGCATTATTAGCGTAGACAGTATTCACAGAATCCTTAAAGAATACGCGGCCCTTATAGGTCCACTCTTCTACCTCTAGGGTCTCCTCCTCAGCCTCTACTTGCTCCTCTGTCTCCTCAACCTCTACTTGCTCCTCAACCTCTACCTCCTCTGTCTCCTCAACCTCTACCTCCTCTGTCTCCTCAACATCTACTTGCTCCTCTAGGTCTACAGGAGTATTAGGCGTCACAGGAGAATCCGGAGCCTGATCCTGCTCATTAACTACTGCAGAAGTCTCAGGAGTCGCAGGAGCGCACTCTTCTCCAGAATTACTACTTATGAATACATGCTTGAAATCAGACTCCTGGGAACTCGGCTGAATAACTGGAATTGTCGTCTCAGTATTAATTGCCCCCTTAACCATAATAAATTTCAGAATATTATCCATATTCTCCTTTAATCCCTTCATTTCCTGAACAAGAGAATCAAACTGCGCATTTTGCTTTTGATTTAGAAATGCAATGGAATTACGAATCTCCTCAAGATCGCAGTCCTTCTCTCTTACATCGGTTCTAGAAGTTCTAGACTCAGATACACCTGAAATAGTATCAACAAGCTTCAACAGTGCCACGTTAATATCGCTCTGTGCATCTCTCAGAGCCTTATACATCTTACTATACCAAGCATGATGTAAAACCGATTGTCAATTTTTAACCTTATAGCGTTTGGCCTTTGGCCTTTGGCCTACGACTTATCCACGAACTTTTACACTTAAATTCATTACTGCATCTAGTGTGCTCTCCTTATCCTTGAGAGGTTTAGAACGCTTCAATCTCAAGCCTGGCTCTAAGGTCTTTACCACATCTATTCCTGCCCCAGCGGCACTTGTATTACGTAAAGAAGTCTCATAAAAATCAATCGGCTTAGTATCCAGTGTGGCAAGAATACTAATTACAGGAGGCAGATTAGTATCAATGCGAATCTTCTTCTTCTCAATAATGCCCCTATACTGTTCATAAGACAAGGTCCCCCCAAAGAATCGGAGACTCTCCCGTGGCGGAGCAGGATGAATAGATTCGGACTGTGAATACATGCGATGAAGCAACGCCTGTCTCTCCCAGCGAACCTGAGGATCAACTTGCTCATTCAGTAGAGAAGACAGAGCACATGATAGGGTGCAGAAATTGCCATACACCTTGTATGCTCCATACTCTTCTAAAGAGGGAAGAACAACTGGGCGACCCTCAAAACATCCCGCACACCAGAAACATGCGGCATCAACGGATTCAGGCAGGGTCTTGGTCTCATTCGCCACGTGGTATTCTAGCATGATATCCATTGTGCGAAATACCTTGATTTCCTCCTGAGCCTTGTTTACCTCCTTTACCTCTTTTATCTCTTTTACCTCGCTTACTTCATTTGCGGTCTGAGTAAGCAATGTGTCTTTTGCATTTACGTTTATATTTGCATTCTCTAGAAGTTCTGCATTACTTGTATATAGATCATCTTCCTCATAGGGCTCAGGAACACCTGGAGGGCGGGGATCATAGGTTAAAGGACCATCTTGAAACTGGATTTCTGTGCTGCGAAAGGGAAGATGTGCGATCAGAGGACGACGAGGCTCTGGTGAGAAAGATCCTTCAATCTCCCCGTTTGCAGAAACAACGGCGACAATTGGAACCTGCTTTACCTTTGTCTTTTTTGCAGAAACCTTAGGCATAGTATACTGTATCAAAATGGACAGTTGTGTTTAGGCCAATTGGCTAAATAATTAAAGAGCACTTAATGTCAAACAGCAATCTACACTAGATGGAATCCTCTCGGGTTGAGAGATGTATAGAATCAATGATACAAACACCCAGCACATTTCAACATTGTATTTTTGTCGGTCCTCCTGGATGCGGAAAAACTACCGCGGCGTGGAATATTGTGAATCAATTCTACAAGACTTCTCTAGAACGCGTTGGCCGAGCACTTTTCTTGAATGCAAGTGACGAGAGAAGCCTGGAGGCTATTAGATCCAAAGTGTATCCCTTCACTGAGTCTGCATGCACGGGTCTTTTCGGATTTTCAGATAAACCTAAAATTATTATTTTTGACGAAGTGGAAACTCTGACCGAACCGGCCCAGCTGGCTCTTCGTCCCCTCTTGGAAAAGCCGACGAGTGAAATTCTAGTATTTTTCCTCTGTAATTCACTTTGCAAAATCCACCCGTCATTAAGGACACGTTTTTTTGTTCTACGCTTTGATCCTATACCTGAATCTATCTTACGATCCAGGCTTCAGACAATTGCGGCGACAACCTTGCCCCCAGGGCGTTTTGATGTCCGTCTTCGGCGAAGCGACTTGCGTTATTTCTTGCTAAATCCCCAAAGTTCTCAGAAAGCGACCCAGTGGCTCTGCAGCTTGCTTTGCATGCACCCGAAGGAGCGAACCGGATTTTGGAAGAAATGTTATGAAGAAATTTCATTACAGACCTTTGGTTGTCATATGCTCACGCTGTCGCTAACTACGAATACTGGATTTGAGCAATGGAAAGAGTGGATAGAACTCTGTGATCCGAATTTATCTGGATGGCTCACGGCTGAGAGTTCAGTAGAAGCCATGGAGCGAATGTGGTTAGGATTTATTTCTAGTATATAATCTAAGAATGAGTGCATTTGTTGATGATACGACTCTGAGCTCTTCTAATAGAGTAGCAGCTTTTAGAGCGCATTTGGTATCAATTAATTTTTAAAGTCT